TGGCACGATGAGAGGCCGACGAACCATCTTCGGTGGTCGGGCGGGAGTGCGAACCGCGCTGTACATGGCTGCACTCGTAGCAACCCGCTTCAATCCAGTGATAAAAGCGTTTTATATGCGGCTGGTTTCAGTGGGAAAACCAAAAAAAGTAGCGCTGGTTGCCTGTATGCGCAAACTGCTGACCATCCTGAATGCGATGCTCAGGAAGAACGAAGAATGGAATGAATCGTATCATCACGTAGCTCCATGATTTTCACGTTCAAGACAG